TCATGATGGCACAGGCAGCGTCACCGCTGCATGGGCTTGAAATCGCATCCTGTCAATTTCTTCTATTCTTTCCAATCTGGCTAGTAAACCTTCCTTTGGGTCGTAAAAACTAGGCCGCTCGGGCGGTGGGATTTTGTATTTTGTACAGAGAGATTCGATTTGTCCGATCGCTCTCAACCCAAGCTTTGACAGGTTTTCATCCCGATACCGGTAATACTCTTCGTAGTCGGGTGGGGATGACTGCTCCCCTACAGAATCCATGCCTTCTTTGATGGCGTTGAGTCGATTGGGCATCGACATGATGTCGTACATTAGTTGGGTCGTTAGCGCCCGATAGTCGCCGCCTTCAGGAAGCGCGAACTCGGGATTTGGCACCGTGCTATGGGTGTAGCCCTGTCCATCAATAACAAGCGGATCGTTCACCGCGTTGTAGCAGTCGGCTACCAGTTTATCCAGGACAAGTACCAGCCGAATGCCAAGGTGCTGCGCTTCGATTTTTTGCTTCTTTCCCGAGAGCAGCCACTCCTTTAGCCATCCCAGACCGAATACGATCAAAGAACCGGTTGTTGCGATGAAGCCGCCAAGCGCGACCTTCCCTACGTCTGTAGCGAAAAAATCCCACATTTGATCTATCCCCATCTAAGTTTCAGGTGATTCAAAGCTGTGAAAAGGTCGAAATCGCGGCGCGCCCCGGCCACCGTGACTTCTGGCCATGTCGACTCTGCTTTGGGAGCCCGCTCACCGCAGTATTATCGACCCGTTATGAATTTGAAAACTCCGCAAATTTATCCTTTTTTCGGGGTTGCCCCCCGTATATAAAGGCTTTGAGCTATTGGCTTCCTGATTCGGCCTGCCGTAAGCGTAGCGCGGGGGCTCTGCATTTCCTTTCAAACCTTTGCATCTCGTGCAATTGCTGACCGGCCGCAGAGCCCCCCGCCCCACCTGGGCTGCAGGTTTATTTTCATAACGTCCCGCTTTGCACAAAAAAAGGATGCAAACCCCGTCGGCGGGAGGGGGATAAGTGGTTTTTCATAGATTTTTTCTTTACCTTTTGTCTTATGATATGTAAATCCCGCCAGGCATACGCGAACGAAATCACCTCTGTGGATTGGGTATGCACAGAATATTTTTATACTGACAGGGAAAGGTATGATGGTGAGTTAGCCTAAGACACTATTGCGCTCTCTCATTGAAACCAGACACAAGGAGTTTTGACTTGGCAAGTGGAATGGATATGAAAATTTCGAATGAATTCAAATTTGTAGAAGAAGTTGACTCCATCAGCTTTTCGAGACTTAAGAAAAAATTAGCGCAACTCCTTCCATCACACAGACATTATTTCCAATCACTAAGCGTAAGGAAATACATTTCCGAGTCAGATAAAAAAACTAAGCTAGAGCTGATTGGAAAATCCGAAAACAAAGATATTAGCATTCTAAGCTGCACGTCCACTTTTCCATCCTTGGAGCATGAGGCTAGAGAATTCATTAAGCGCGCTTTTTTATACCTTGTGGCCACGAAGATAGATTACAAAGACTTGGCAACTCACTTCTATAATATATTAAAGGAAATCTATCGAGATGTGAGATTCCAAGATCGCGACACTTATACAATCATAAATTACTCCGAAGTAAAGTTTGACAAAGCCAGTTCCATTTTTTCGGCCTCCCTACGCGAACATTCAATTATTTTTCTTCGAGATGACGCCGACTCGAAAAGCTTCAAGTATGAAGGGAATCGCGTGGGCGATGTCTTATATGTATGCAAGAACTCAATCGACGACTTTAATTTATTCCATCTTATAGGCATGCTTACTCTTGAACCAACCTTTTCGCACAGTTCGTTTATTTACTCGAAAGCCCTGAACATCAAAGACAAGAAAATATTTTCCATCCTAGATGAGCTTCGATCTTCCGAGCCATCAGAATCTTACCTTTTGAAAAAGAAGCTAGTGGAGCTCCCCGAATCTGACGGGGCAGGCTTTGAATTAGTTTGCGCAGAAATACTAAAGTTTGTGTTCTCATTTGGCTACAAAGAGCTTTCATTAATTACACAGCTACCCAACAGAACCAAAGTAAGAAAAAGGGACTTTGTAATTGACAACAGAGCGCCTACACACAGCTTTCTGAGCAGCTTATCAAAAGCAGGTGTAAAATACATATTATTCGATGCAAAAAATTACGGAACAGCTTTATCAACGGCCGACCTAGATACTTTTTTTAGTTACATTCAAGAACAAAAATATTTTGGAAAATTCGGAATTATACTTTCTCGAAAAGGCGCAAAAAAAAATGCGCACGACCATATGTACACCAGAATGTTAAGAAACACCGATGAGGTATTAATATTGGACCAAGATGACCTTTTGAGATTGATTGATTTAGGAGCAACTGGACGTGACCCAATATCCTACATAAGCGAAAAACATAGAAACTTTCAACTCCAAGCATAATTTCTATTGCGTAATCGTTATCAGCTCCGCATGTAGATTAATTGCAGTTACTGTATTGCCTTTAAATACTTCAGCATTACCTGGCGCTGGTGTTGCCCCGTGTGTATGAATCGCAAGTTGGTTATTCATTTCCTGCACTAGGGCGAGCAGGTCACATAGCACCTGCAGCACGTTGACCGACTCCGACCCTAACCAGGTCTTCGGCGCGACCAGCCGCTGGCTGACCTCGGCCACGCTCTCACGCAGCCCATGAATCCTTTCCTCCATATCGCCACCCACCGTGGCGTTGTGCTTCTGCCCCACCACCAGGTTCAAGTCTCGCCCGGTCGCCTGGTGCAAATCATCCACCGCCGCCAGGCTCGCAGATCCACCCGATAGCAGTTTGAGCGCGCCCAGCGCCTCGATCGTCTTGATACCCCCTACAGACTCGGTTGAATGGTCGTCCACGGTCCTGGTGTGGCTCTGGTATCGCTCAGTGTTGCCCATCACCTCCACTTCCCGCTCGATCGCCTTGTCCAGGATCTTGCCATCGGTCTGACGTAGCCAGTTGCCGTCGGCGTCAACGCGCTGCTGACAGGCCTCGCTGTGCTGCCACACTTGGTCACCCTTCGGGACGCTGGGCATGCTCAGGCCGTGGGGCAAAATGGTTTGGATATAGGGCTTATTCGGCAGGCCGTAAGCAAAACACACCACAACCTGGGTGCCTTCCTCGGGGAATGCATAGATGCCCATTTCCTCGCCACCGGTGGGCAGCGGCAAATGCACGCCCGCAAGGATCGGCAGCTTAGTGTCTGGCTCGCCATCCGGCCCCATGACCTCGATGTCGACCGCATAGCGTGGCCGGAAGTCGTCGCAGATGCCACGGCACCACCTACAAGGTCAACAGCGAAGACTATTTCGAGTTCGGCAAGCTGCGCCTGAAAACCCTGCAGAAAGGCGCCCCCATCAAGCTGCAGCGCGAAGCAAAGGGCTTTGATGAAAAGTGGGTGCAGTTGCTGTGGACCTGCTTCGGCGCCCAAGGCTTCGTCGCACTGGTGTTCTTCTTCGGCTCGCTCTTCTGCGAACAGATCCGCGCCCGCTACCAGTCCTTCCCGTTCCTGGAGGCCACCGGTGAGGCCGGCGCCGGTAAAACCACCCTGCTGAACTTGCTCTGGAAGTTACTCGGCCGCGAAGGCTATGAGGCTTCGACCCCATGAAATCGACCAAGGCCGGACGCTCGCGCCTGATGGGCCAGGTCTCTGGTATGCCGGTTGTGCTCCTGGAAGCAGATCGCCACAGCGATGATCGAGCGCACGCTAAAACCTTTGAATGGGACGAGCTGAAAGACTTCTTTGGCGGGGGCACCCTGGCTACTAAGGGCGTCAAGACGGCCGGTAACGAGACGTACGAGCCGCCATTCCGAGGAACGATCGCAATTAGCCAGAACGCGGCCGTAGTCGCCCACGAAGCGATCATGACGCGCATCGTAAAGCTGCACTTTGTGCGCCCGGTCGTCACACCGCAAAGCCGTGCGGCAGCTGACCAAATGAACGCGCTGGATGGCGGCACCCTGAGCCACTTCCTGTTGCGGGCAGTGGGCAAAGAGTCCGCGGTGCTTGAGTTGTTCGCCCAGCGTATGCCCGAACACGAAGCGCAAACTGCGCCGGTTGCACACCCACTGTTTTGCCTGCGGCACGGTCTATGCCAGCGACCAGGGCAACTGCAGCAGTTGCGGATATGACTTGCGCGGTTACCTCCGTGTCGAGCGCATCAGCAAGAACCACGCGCAGTTGCTCTCGCTGCTGGATTGCCTGCGCCTGGTGCTGAAATTGAGCGATCACCAGGTTGCTGCCACCCAGCGTCAGATCGTGCGGATGGCCATCGAGCGTCAGGCCTCCATCAGTTCCGACCATTCGGCCGTGGCTGAGTTTTGGGAGGTCTACGACTACCTCGAATCCTTGAGCGAAGACCCCGTGGTCGACCACAGCAGCGACCCCACCGTGATCGCTATCAACCTCAACGAATTCTGCGAGCGCGCCGCTGAACATAAACAGAAGCTGGCCGACGTGGCCATCTTGCGCGATCTGCTCAAAGAGTCCCGTTCCCGCAAGTTTCTAGACAGCAACAAGGCGGTACACAGCGCTGTGCGTGCTGCTTTCAACAACCGCAACCCGTGTTCACAACCCCGGCCGACGACAGTTAAGTGCTGGACATTCAAGTCGTAAAGGAGAGTAAGACCGATGCAAATCCAAGTGTTTATGGGCAGTGCCGGCGACGGAAAAACCAGCAAGCTCCAGTCAGTTCAGGACCGTTTGGACTTCACGGGAGAAAGCGCGCCGATCATCCAGGCAGGGGCATATGGAGAGGACGGTTTGCTGGAGATTTTGGAAGTGCGCGCAGCCGGTGGCCAACGCGAAATCCTGATGGACGACTGCAGCCGGCAACAGATTTTGAGGGTGCTGGAATGGCAATCATGCAGTGAACATGAACCGAAGTTTGATGCCCTGGTGATCCATCTGGCCCGCAAGGGCTGATATTTAAAAAATAGTGCCGAGGAGTTGCAGCTCCTCGACACCCGACCGCAACAGAGGGCTATACCATGCAAGCACAGAACCTAAGCAGCAGCGCCGCGAAGGCTACCACACCGGCGCGGCACCTGGTGGCCACCGCGATTATCGGCGCGGCCGTCATTGGCTACCTGGTGCACAAAACCCCTGAATCACGCACCCGCCTCGAAAGCCTCAGTCAGATGGCCAACACCCTGGGCGAACTGAGCGAAACGGATGCGGCTGTCGTCGCGCAGTTGCTCGCCAACACCTCATCCCGGGGGACAGTGCGCCATGTCTAAGCAATTCCATGCAACTCGTGCACGACGCTTTCCCTGGAACATCGACTACACCAGTGTTTGCGATCTGTGCGGCCGGTGGCGTGTCCATGGCAACCACGAGCAATGCAGCCGGCAACGCCAACGGCTGAATGCCCATCTACGCAACCCAAAGCCGAAGCCATAAACCGCGTCCACCAGAAGATGCGCTTCCAGATACTTGGCCCGGAAACGGGCCTTTTTGTTTCCGATCGTCAGACTGTCGCTATACGAATACAGCGTTAGGGGTTTACATGAGTGGGGTCGAAGCTCGCGGTAATTCCGTGAGAATCTATTTTCAATACGACGGCGATAAATGCCGCGAATCATTACCTGGAGGGAATACACCGGCGAACGTTGCCCAGGCCAAGCGCTTGCTCGCCATCATCGAATACGAAATTCAAGCGGGCACCTTTGACTACGCACGCCACTTTCCCAATTCGGCCAGGCTGGTGGAAAACACGTTTGGTCACTACCTGGACCTGTGGTTGCGGATCAAGGCCAATAGCGTTGCGGCATCGAGTTACCGGGGGTACGCCAACAAGGCCGAAGTGCATGTGCGGCCGCGCTGGGGCAAGGTGCAGATTAATGCGATCGATCACCTAGACCTACAGGAGTGGATCCAGGGCACACTTTCCAAAACCCTCAAGAACAAGACCATCCGCGACATCATCAGCAACGTGCGCCAGGTGTTTCGGCTGTACCGCACACGGATGAAAGTCGCGCACGACCCCACTGAAGGATTGATGGTACGCCTGCCCGATCCCGAAGCACCAGACCCGTTCACCCGGGCGGAAATCAAACAGATCCTGGAAACACCGACCACCCGCACGCTTGAGTTGCTGATGGTGCAGTTCATGATTTGGGCAGGGCCCCGGGTTTCTGAAACAATCGCTCTGGCCTGGGAGGACGTCGACCTAGAACAAGGTACGGTGACCTTTCGCCGATCGAAAGTCCGTGGCGCCTATCGAGTAACAAAAACCCGGCGCTCGATGCGCAAGGTTCGCCTGTTGGCGCCTGCGTGGGACGCTTTGCGCAAGGTCGATGCGCTGACTCAAAAGCGAAAATCGGAAACCGTGGACATTGTTGAGCGGGACAACAAGACCGTACGTCGGCACACACTGCACTTTGTGTTCTTGAACAGCAAAACCTGTCTGCCGCACGCTAACGATTTTGTCGTGCGTGACCGTTTTTTCAAAGCTCACTTGCTCGCGGCCGGGGTCCGCTATCGCGGTCCCGGGCAGTGCCGGCACACATATGCCAGCCAGTTACTGACGACGGGAATTGCCTCAATCGATTGGATCGCTGAACAGATGGGGCATACCAACGGCAACATGATCCGCCAGCACTATAGGACGTGGATCAATGAGGACGGGCCAGACGTGGTGGGTATGCTGCAGCTCGCGCTGAAGCTTTAGAGACTGGGAACCTTGTTGGGGAACCTGAATAGCCTATGGAGCCGTGCGGCCTAGGAAAAAGCTATACACCGGGCTTAATAAATGAGGCAAAAATCTTTGCGATCTCGTTCTGCCCCAGGCCCCCGGTTCGGAGCGATTAAATTTTATTTCCCAGACATCATTGCTGGCATAGACTAGGCTCCGAGAGCCGGTACACCCCCTGAAACTCTCGTCGAGATCGGAACACAACCCAAGCTACGCAAACACACTTCACTAGTGGAAGCACTAACCATTAAAGGAATAAACATGTCAAAACGCCTAGTTGTTTTCAACCACAAGGGTGGAGTAAGCAAAACCACTACCGTATACAACATTGGCTGGATGCTTTCAAAAAAATACAAAGTATTGGTAGTGGATGCAGACGCACAGTGCAACCTAACAAGCTTAATTCTCGGCGACGACTTTGAAAAATATTACACGGATGATCAGACACGGCTACACAATATCAAAGACGGAGTGGCAATGGCCTTCCAAGGCAAACCACACCCAATAGCAGCCGTAAACTGCTTCAGCCCTCAGAAAGCCCCTTCGCTATTCCTTTTAGCCGGGCACGCAAATTTATCCGAATACGATGCATCTCTAACGTTCGCACAGACGTCAAATAATGCACTTTCAACTCTTCAAAACTTGCCAGGGGCGTTCTCCGAACTACTGCGCCTAACTGAAGAGAAGTACTCAATTGACTACACCATAATTGACCTTAACCCAAGCCTGAGTGCTACGAACCAAAACTTCTTCCTCTCTGCACATGCATTCATAATACCTACCAACCCCGATCCCTTTTCCATCATGGCGATCAACACGCTGAAATCAACATTACCTCGATGGGCTGAGTGGAAGCGAAATGCTGTTCAGCTTTTTTCTGAGTCAGCTTACCCTCTACTCCCAGGGGTGCCAAAGTTTTCTGGAAGCCTTATTCAGCGCTTCAACATACGGAACGGTAAAGCCGCGCGACCTTACCGAGATAATATAGACGAAATAAAAACAAATCTCAGCGGAGAATTTTATAACGCGATTTCAGCTGTAGGCATGGTTTTCACTCCTGATGAGTATGGAGCTGACTTCATAGAGGAAAAATACTGCCTTGCAGAAGTACCAGACTTCCAGGGGCTATTGCCCAAAGCTCATCAGGCCGGTGTTCCCGTTTACGACGTAACAGATGAAGATATTTCAGAGACCGGACCAGTTCTAGCGCAACTGAAAGCTAAACGCACCGTATTTAATGGATACTTTGTGAAGATCTCTGACAAGCTAGTGAGCCTGTTAGCCCATGCGTAATGCACTTGCGCTATTTAACGCAAACATTACGAATGCGCGCCACGCAGGTGGCTTATATGACTACTTGGTCACATCCGTTACTGTTCCCGCTTCGTTTGAGGACTTACTCCGCTCACAAGTTGTCTACGCAGTTAGCGCGTTTGATAAACTCATTCACGACCTTGTAAGAATCGGCATGATAGAAACTTTCACGGGGGTCCGCCCACCTACCTCAAAGTATCTAGCGGAACCTATTTCAATTCAAATCCATAGCGACTTAATTAGTGCTTCCGTACCACCAAAAGAGCACATTTTTGAGCAAGCCATTTTTCGCAAGCTTAAAATCGTATCATACCAAGATCCAATTAAAGTAGCAGATGGCTTAAGTTACATATGGACCGAGGGACAAAAGTGGCAAAAAATATCAGCAAAAATGGGGCAACCAGAAAACACTATTAAGACAACACTAAAACTAATTGCTGATCGGCGAAATACAATTGTCCACGAGGCTGACATTGATCCTCTCACAAATACAAAAATAAGCATCAACAAAGCAGAATGCGAGGAACTAACAAATTTCCTGCATCGATGCGGCAATGAAATAGCCAATCTAGTAATTCGATGA